TGGAAACATATTTCTTCTGCTGAATCTTTTCATCCTGAAACTCAACCTCGTGTTAAGACTCAATTAATAACTGAATCCTTTCACCCCGAAACTCAACCCTTGACCAAAACTCAACTTATTACTGAATCTTTTCACCCTGAAACTCAACCTCGTGCCGCTAAACAACTCGTTACTGAATCTTTCCACCCTGAAACTCAACCTCGTGCTACTACGCAATTGATTACTGAATCTTTCCACCCTGAAACTCAACCCCGTGTAACCAAACAACTAGTCACTGAGTCATTCCATCCTGAAACTCAACCCCGCCTTAAAACTAATTTGATTACTGAAATGGACGGTGAAACCACCCTGGATGCTCAATGATGTTTGGATGAAAATCAGATGCAAGTAATTTCTCTTGCTTCTAAACAACAGTATCAAATTATTGGAAATTATGATGATGGAACCTCTTATGCTTATGGAAATGGTATTGTGGTTAAAGGTAGCATTATGCTTACCTGCAATCACTTTATCACTTACATGAAGTATCACCCGCCCACTAGAATAACCCTCCGAAATGCTTACCTCCCAAATGGAATTGTCATTACTTATGATGATTTCACTCGCCGTGTTCGTGAAGTTCAAACTAAAACTGATCTCGTGTTAATTGATTTGTCTCGCTGTGTTCCCCCTGGAAAAGATCTCGTTCGTCACTTTGTATCTCGTACCTCTCTCCACCGTTTAACTACTTTTGTTGCTACTGTCTCAGGATATAAAAGTTGTGATAAAGTTCCTATTTTGTCTGCTGGATCTGGAAAAGGTACTGTTGCTCATAGTATTAGTTATGCTCTTACTTTGCGCGATGGTACTAAACAAACTGTTTATGCTGTTCAAACGATCTCCTATCATATAGATACTCAGAAAGGAGATTGTGGTATGATTGCTACTGTTAGTGATTATCAACTCCCCGCTAAAATTATTGGATTACATGTTGCTGGATCAAATCGTGCTGCTGACTCGAATTATGCTACTCTCGTGACCTCAGAAACGTTGACCGAAGCCATTAATGAAAACTTCCCTATGGAAGCTCATATTGGCCAAGGTTTTGACGTTTATAACCAACTCATTCCCGACTTTAAGATGCCTCTCTTACAAGAATTGGAGTTCCAAGGAGAATTTATTCCCATTGGAACTGTTGCCGCTAGTGGTGAATCTTTGAAAACTAGGATTCGCCCTTCTTCGATTCATGGAAAACTCGCTGAAATGACTGTAGATAATGAACCTGCTTGGAAAGTATGGAATGAAAATTATGTTACTGACCCCCGTTTTGCTGCTACTAACCAACCCACACTCAAACGCCCCGCCCGCTTACAACGATTTCGTAACGCTGAAGGAGAGCTTATTGATCCCTTGCTTAAGGGTATTCAAAAAGCTGGACTTCAAGCGCTTACTTGTGATACTAAAAACCTCGCTCTCGCTACTAATTCTGTCAAAAGTTATCTATACTATGATAGAGTTGGTTCAAACCGACCAAAGATTTTGTTGACTCATGAACAAGCCATTTGTGGTATCTCTGATAAAGATGGTATAAATGGTATCTCTCGTGTTACATCTCCAGGCTTCCCCTGGAGTCGTTTGCCACACAAAGGAAAAGGAAAAACCCATTGGATGGGTTTTGCTGACTGGGATTTCAGTACCGAAGGAGCTCTAGAGCTCAAGAAGTATTGTGATGAACAAGAAGCTTTGATTAGAAAAGGACAACGACTAGATATCATTTGGATTGACACTCTCAAGGATGAAGTATTGCCTCATGCGAAAGTTGAAATTGGAAAAACTCGCGTTTTCTCAAATGGACCTATGCATTACACTGTGCTTTTTAGGAAGTACTTTATGATGTTTATGGCTCATGTGATGGACAATAGAATTTCTAATGAAATTGCAGTTGGATTAGACCCCAACTCGTATGAATGGCAAACACTTGCTAACAAACTGACTTGCAAAGGACCAAAAGTTTTTGATGGAGACTTTGCACAATATGATGGTACCTTGTGTGCTAAAATTTTGTGGAAAGTTCTTGATATTATTAACGATTGGTATGATGATGGACCAACGAACCGCCTCGCTCGAACAACTCTCTGGGCTGATATTGTTCACTCTGTACATGCGTGCAGAGGAACATTATATCAGTGGACTCACTCAATTCCCTCAGGCTGCCCCATAACCGCTA